TCCATTAAGAAGTGTACTATACATGTTTAACCATTGTTTAGATACTGAGCCTAAATCACTAGTGTATGTTTGATCAGGAATAATATCACTAGCAACATCAGCTGCAAAACTTACATTATCTTCGTCATCATTACCAAAAGTAAAGTCACCTGTTGTTTCAATATTACCGGTAGCGTGTAAGTTGCCAGTAACGTTCCAATTACTTTGTATGTTTACTGTGCCGTTACCGTTTGGGCGTAATTCAATATTAGTATCAGTTGTAGTGGTACTAATAGTATTAAAGTCTATTTTTAAATTATCTGTTGCGATTGCCGTAGCAAAGATATTGTTTGCTGCATTAAAGTTAATATTGCCGTCGCCACCTAACGCTTCAATTCGACTTGTATCTATTGTGAAGTTTGCAATGTTATTATACGTCGATATTAAATTTGCCGATGCTAGTGTTGTCGGTATAGTAAGCACATCTGTTGGAGATTCTGTATTAATACCAATTTTAGAGTTATTTACATCTAAATGTAAGAGTGCAATACTACTGTTAGTATTTTTAAAGTTAAGGTCTACACCCTGACGTAAAAGATTATCTTTTAATACGCCTCCGCCTATGCGTCCTGTTTGTGCTTCTGGCATGCCCTACTTCTCCTTTGACAATGTATTTATTTGTCTAGGTTATGAACTACAGTAACAGGTTTGCCTGTTGGAACAGGACTTGTAAACTTGATCCACCAACCTGTGCCTGATGCAGTGTAAGGGTGATTAGGGCCTTCGTTTGCGCCGCCTGACGAAATATCAGCAGTTTGGTGTATTGTGTAGTTTGTTGTTGGTATTTGTAACACGTTTTCAACAAGCACTAGTATATTATTTGCATTTGCAGGAACAGGATAATCTGTGTCACCGCTTTGTAATTCGCCAAATACTGTTTCGTCTGCTGCTACGTTACCTACACCTAAATTCTGCCAAACAATACCTGGATCTTGATTTGGTTCTTTAAAGCGCACTTCTCTCCATGCGCCATTTTGATATGCTTCTAGTTGTTGATCAGTAGAGTTATATCTAACTTGACCAATAGCAGAACTAGTAGCAATTCCAGCGGAGCCAGGACGCTGTGGTAATGTACCAACTGGAACACGTAATGCACGTTCGCTGACCATAACTATTTGGTCATCCATGTCTTGTTTAACACCTTTGGATGAAGGTTGTATACGTCTTAGGTTAGTTGTCTGCTGTTTGATCAATCTCATATTATACTTCCAAATAGCTCACAGTCGCCGCAAGGCTTGTAAGTCCGGCTCCTATGTCTGGTTCAGTAACAAATGATAATTTATCACCAACTTCTAATACAATTCTTTCGCTATCAAATGTAAATGTTTCACCTACTGGTAATTCTAAACTATTAATAACTCGTGTAACTGCGTTACTTAAACTTGAACTCTGTGGGACAAAGTGCATGTCAAATGTTGCTGTACCGCTGCCATTATTACAAACCATAATATTTGTAATTGCATAAGATTTACTTGCTGGAACAGTTATTATGTCTAATTGCGTTGTTGTTAATTGTGCGTTTACTATTGCCATTTTTATTCCTTAAAATAACATTCCGAATAGGAGTGCTCTGTTCTTACTTACTAATTCGTCTCTGCTACCTTGGTCGTTAGCAAAAAATATTCCTGATTTTCCTGTGTACTCATTTGCTACATAGATCTTTGTGCCGTCTGATGGAGCAGTTGGGGTCATACTTGCATCATCGTCACTCGGCACTCTATTTAAATGTAGAGTGTCATCGATTCTAATACTACCTGTCCCTGAAGATTTTAAAACTAAATCTTCGTTACTAGATAGTGTATCAATAACAGATCCTGTAAAACGTAGATCATCAAATTCCCAACGATCTGCATATAACTGACTTACTGTGTTTCCATCAATAGCAAATGTAATTACACTATCAGCTCCTGAGTTCTCAAAGTCAGCAATTACAATACTTGATTTAGTAACATCACCATCACCAATTTGGCTTAGGAAAACGTTTGCAAAGTTATATGCAACATAATCAACTACTGCTTGTGTGTTTGGTATTACGTCTGCTTTCGCAGCATCATAGCCAGTTAATGTTGCACCAGCGTATGTAAATACTTTTTGTTCGTAGTCTACTGTAGGGTTTACACCAATAGTGCTAGTTCCAGCGTCTAACAATAAATTTTGGCTTCTTGAGTCAATTTTACCTGTTGCTAATGGCATTAATGCACTAGCACTATCAATTGCTATAAAGCCGTTTACATCTTCGTCGTACTTAAAAAATGTATCTGGTAGTGAACCTCGCTCAATTTTTATACCGGCGCTATTAAGTGTAATACCTGCGCCTGTTTCACCGCTATTAAGTGTAATAATATTATCTTCAATATCTAATTGGGCAGTGTTAACAGTTGTTTGATCGCCTTTAACTAATAAGTTTCCAGAAATTTCAACATAGCCTGTTTCAAATCCTGTATCCAAATAGATAGTGCCGCCGGTTTGAACAGCTACTTTGTAGTTACCATCTGGTACATTTAAATACTTTGACATTCTTATTTCCTATATAAAAAGTATGGGGGAATTTACTCCCCCATACTAATTTTACTCTTTACTCAAACTGATCTGAACCAGCTAGTTCTTGTGTTACTGTGCCTGCACTACCATAAGTAGTGAATCCACTTGTATCAACACCAATTGTAAATGCTGTTGCACTAGTCTTAGTAATTGTATATACCATGTCGTTAAGCTCAACCATGCCAACTACGCCAGTAATTCTTACTGTGTCGCCGGTTACTAGTAGATGGTTTGCTGTACATGTAACTGCACCTGGATCTGCTTTAGTACATGCGTTCATTGTTAATGCTGCAACTTCTGATGCATCACCAGCTTCTTCTATTTCAACTACGGTAGCTGTTGCTGCACCATACGCCCAAGCAATACTTTCGCCTGAATCTAGTGTAACTTTACGTCCAGAAATTTTAGTAACTTGCTTGATTGCCTCTGCTGCGTCTTTAACTACAATACTCATTTCGCCTGCTGCAATAGCTGCTGCTGCTTTGTCTACTAAGAAACAATCTTTTTCAATTACGCCATCTGTGCAACGGAATTTCTTACTTCCAAGTTGCTTAACAATATAACCGTTTACTGATTCTGTTCCGTTATGAAACTGTACTTTAATTTCGTTGCCAGCCGCTGTCGGTGCTCCGAAAAATCTTTTGTTTAGTGGTCTTCCCATTTGTTTTCTCCTTTAAAACGTTCTAGGTTTACGCAGTGGGTCAGTTCTGCATAAGTCCGCGATGCGGCACGATTATTGACATTAGTATTTATCAATTACATTAAGTAGCGGCGTATACCTAGAGCGCGGGTTGCTCGATATAAGTCAATGGAAACTTTATTACTTTGATTTCCACCTAAAATGTAATAGTATTCTGTATTGTTTATTACAGTAGTGCTTAAATAAAATCCTACATGTCCTTGCCAGCTAATATTTCCTCTTGGGAAAATTATAAGGTCGCCAGGTGTAGGTTCTTTAACTGCTACTCCCCATTCTAAAAAGCTTCTTGCAGCATAAGGGTATTTGTGTAAAATATTGTTAGGTATTCCACTTTCGGTTAACACGGCATTAACAAAAGCAGCACACCATTCTGTACGTTTAGGGTCTACTCCTATATACGCTGCAAGTTCAGCCCTGTGTGTATTTTCTGAATAGTTAATGTATTGTGATGCAGTTAATGCAGGATTACTATGGGCGTTTGCTGACTCAACACTGTAGTCGCATGCACATAGAAATACTAGAGATAAGAATAGTAGGGTATTTTTCATATCCAGTATTTATCCATAAAAAAGGGCCCCCGTAGGAGCCCTTTTTAATTTCACTGTGTTAGTAAAACTTTACTGGAAAGTTACACCAGCAGCAATAGCAACGTTACCTAAGTAATCAGCTGCATTACCAAGCGATGAAGCAGTGTTGTTCAACTCAACATATCCATAACGTGTCATGAATGATACTGTTGGTTCGAACGTACCTGGATCAAGTACAACGCCTGAGCTCATTAGTGGGATATATGGGCAATAGAACGCTGCTGCGTCCGACTCACTTGCGCCTTTGTATCCGATAAGCACTGGTGCTGTATCAGCTGCATATGTGTTAACATATACTTTCATTGCATTGTTCAAAGTACCAACCATCTTAGTGTTAGTTGGAGCTTCAAATGTACCTTCAGTTGTTCTTGCGAACGCTGAAGTTGTAGCAGACTGTAGGATAGTTAGTGCAAATGGTGATACCACTGCCCAGTTACCTGCGCCTCTACGTGTACGCTGTGCAATCAAGTTACTTACGCGGTTGATTTGAACAGCTAGTGCAGCATGCTCGTCACCTACGAAAGTAGCTGTACCACTTACAGTAGTTTGGTTGTAAGTTTGTGCAGCAGTGCCACTCAAAGTTACTAGTGAACCAATTACTTCTTGGTCGATCTCAGCAGTAATCTCTTGTGCAAGAGCTGCCATGATTTCAGCTTCAACATCAATACCATGCATAGACTGTGCGTCTTGTGCAGCTTCAAACGTCCAGCGAGCTGACAACTTACGTGTCTTAGCTTCTACTGTCTGCTTCAAGATTTGAATTGACATTTTACGTCCAGCAGCACCTTCTAAAGCAGCAGTACTTGCAGCTTTAGCATTAGCTAGGTCACCGGAATATGCTTCAGCAATTTTGAATGGGCTTAGAGCTTCTTCGCCTGCTGTAGTATCAGTGTTACCTGCTGATGCGTCATTCGTTGTTTCTGAATAACGTACACGTAATGTGTGAATTTGACCAACTGGTCCAGTCATTGGCTGTACGCCAACTAGTTCGTTAGCAATAACAGTAGGCATTACACGACGGATAACTGGTAGGATTACACGGTTAAGTGTAGCTACGTTACCTGCAGATGTTGCGCCAGCTGTTGCACTCTCAGACAAATATCTGCGAGTATTTTCTAGTGTAGCAGCCATTACGCTTTTCTTGTTGCCTTGCAGGCCTTCAAGAAGTGCGTTTTTGGTGTCTACCCAGCGTGATTCTAATAGTTCTGACATCATTATCTCCTTAATTTAATCCAGCAAGACGACGTATGTCTAATACATTAGATTCGTCTGCTTTAGTTGTCATTTTTGGTTGTTCCGTACGGTTGCCTGTGATTTCTTTGCCTTCTGTAAGGGGTGCCTTACGCTTTGCTGGAGTATTTCCGTCAATAACTGATGGTAAGTACTTGTCAAAAGATTTTTGAAGTCTATCGGTTTGTACTGATTCCAGTAAGTCTGTCATAATCTCACGCTGATCTTTGCCTAGTGGCGAAATCAATGAGCTCATAATTTTTGTTCTCTTTGCTGATTCAATAAGTCTAGACTTATCTTTACTAACTGATTCTGCAAGAGTTTTTGCTTTAGTAGCAAATGCTTTCGCTTCTACTAATTGCTTATCTTTAACATTTAATACGTCCATAAGCTTACTAACTTCTGAATTTTCATTCAAGTGTGAAGTTGTATACTCATTAGCAAATGCTTCAAATATCTTACGACCGAAGTCGTTGCTTCGTGCTGCGTCAATATCTTCTTTCAATGCGTGGATTTCACCTTTAAGTGATTTGCCAACCATTTCAGATACTGCTGTAGCACTTCTTTCGATAAAGTTAGTTTTAACTTTTGCGAAGTGTGTTTTAGCTTCACGTACAAGGCGTACCTTGGTTTCAGCTAAGTCGTTTTTATCTTCTGCAAATTCTGCAATTTCACCTGCTAGAGATTCAACAACAAACTCTTCTAACTTGGCATATGATTCAGCCATTGCTAGTTTGTCTGCTCTTAATTCTTTAATTTCGCCTGCTAAGTTCTCAGCGACGAAACCCTTCAGTAGATTAGCATTTTCACGCATTGCAACAGCATATTTTGCTTTTGCTTCTGCGAGCTGCTTGCGGTCTTCCACAAACTCTGTAATCTCTTCAGCAAGACGCTCAGATAGCATTGAGTCGATAGCTTCAACCATAGTTGACTTATCGTGCTCATACTTTGAAGCAAATTCTTCACGTAACTCAGCAGTTGCCTGCATTTTGTTTTCCTGAATCTTTGATTCCCAAGCTTCTTCTATTTGATCTCTAATTTCAGTTGAAACAACGTCATTTTCAAATAGAGTTTTTAGTGCATCTATCATTTCTTTCTCCTGTTTCATTGGAGTTTACTAATCATACTGATTAGTGATTCCTTAAGATACTTTTGTGCCTTTATGTCGTGCTTTGTTGCCTGTGCTAGTTCCCATGCCTTCATTCCACCTCGTGCATTCATAAGTGTCTCATAAATTGGAGTAGGATATGCACCAGGGGCGCTAGGCTGAGCCACAACGTCCACAGTGATTATTTCAAAGTCAGAGACGGTATTGCTACCGTCTTCTGCTACATTACCGCTACCACGTGACGAGACACCTAGTTTAACGCCTGCTTCAAGCATCGTTTTAACTAGGTTTCCCATCGGTGTTGGTAAAATTTTCAACTTGCCGTAACCGTTATCACCTTCCATCCACGTTTCCGTGATCATATGGCTTACACGATCAATATTAATGTTAAGTCCTTCTGGATGATCTACTTCTCCGAGAACACTGTATCCTCCAGTAATTTGATCATTGAGAGTTTTGACAGCCCTGCCTATTTCACTTACAGGATACACTCGCTGATTAGCATTGCGAACGCCACCTTGGATCATAATACCTTTTAAATAAAGGTCTTTCCCCTCGTTGGCACCCTCAAG